TCCGGCGCTCCGATTTCGGACGTTGGAACACCTAGCCCTGATGTAACCCTCGCGTTAACCGGCGTCACGCTGACCGCGAGTGCCGGGACGGTTAGCCCTGCAACTGATGTAGCGCTGACAGGTTCCACGGGCACGCTGTCTGCTGGTAACGTCACGGTCGTCAGCGGGATATTCGTTGCCATTACCGGCGTCACGATCACCGCAAGCGCGGGGACGCTGGCACCATCAACAGATGTAGCCCTGACCGGGCAGAGCATCACCGGCACGGCTGGCGTGCTGACGCCTGCGACCGACCTGGCGCTGTCCGGTGTCTCAGGCACGGCAAGCGCGGGAACTGTCGGCCCTGCAACGGATGTGTCGCTGACCGGCGTCACTGGAACCGCAAGCGCTGGTAATGTTTCTTCTGTTGGCGGGGATGTCGTTGTCGCGCTGACAGGCGTGACGATCACCGCGACTGCTGGCAATGTCATCGCATCAGGCACAAGCGACGAGATTCAGAAGCTCGGCGGCGGCATCCTGCCTAAGAAGCATTGGAAGCCGGAAAAGGGTTCCTATTGGGAGCGCCTGCTTGCTGCGCCCGAGAAGTATAAAGAGATTGAGGAACTTGAGCCAGAAGCGGCCCAAGTGATCGAAGCGGTGGCGGTTGCACAGGTTGCACAGCCTGCCAAAACAGACACACAGACAGCACAGGCCCACGCGGAAATGCGCAGGGCGCTAGATCAAATCGGGTTTGCCTATCGTGAGGCATACCAACAAATCTATCTTGAGCTACTCGCAGAAATGCGGCAAGCGCAAGAGGATGAAGCAATCGCGATAGCTATTGCGTTGCTGCTCTAGGGCATACGCCCAAACTGTACCCGTCCAGTCTGACGGGGTACGGCGAAAGCCATTCCCTAAATGTCAACACCTGACGCACTTGATGCGGGCTTGCCCGCGCCCGTCGTATCGGACGACGTAAAGATTCCCGAGACAGACACCCCGGAGGCTACTGCGGCTGATGGTGATGTGGAAAAGGAAAAGCAGGCTGAACCGCAAAAGACTTTCACGCAAGCGGAAGTTGATGCCCTTGTTCAGAAACGGCTCTTGAAAGAGGAGCGCAGGGTTCACCGACGCATTGAACAGCAATTGCGAGAGCAAGAGCAAGCCCGTGCTGTCAAGGAAGAACCGAAGCGCGAATCGTTCAGGGACGACGAAGCGTATCTGCAAGCGCTGATCGACCAAAAAGCAGAAGTGAAGGCCGCTGAAAAACTCGCGCAACGGGTTCAACAGCAGGAAGCGGAACGTCGTAAAGACTCGTTCGCTGAAAAGGCTGAAAAGGCTGCTGAAAAGTACGTCGATTTTGAGGACGTGGTTTTTAACCCGAGCGTGCCCATTAACGAGGCCATGACCGAATTCATCGCTGAATCGGAACTTGGCGCGGACGTGGCGTACTTCCTTGGAAAGAACCTCGCAAAAGCTCTCGCAATTTCGCAAATGTCGCCCGTCAAGGCCGCACGCGAATTGACCCGCATTGAAGCGGAAATCGCAGCAAAACCCAAACCGACGCCTAGCAAGGCTCCGGAGCCGATTTCTCCTGTTGGTTCACGCGGCAAACCGTCAACGTCAACGCTCCCAAGCGACGACGACGATATTGAAACGTGGATGAAAAAGGAAGCGGCGCGAAGTCGCAGGCGTTAACCACGTTACCAAGATTCACAACCGAATCTTGTAATCATGGAAGTTTTTAGATAGGCATCGCTTACGAAGCGAGTGCGGCTTTTCTCCGAGCGCTCTAGCAGCCTCAGAGAAGGACGCATAGGTGATGCCGAAAATCTCGCATTGCATCGCGTTAGGACTGCGGTCGCGCATTTTGGCAATTGCTTCAGGACTGCACTTTGTTCCGACTTGTCGGGGTGGAGGTTTGCAGCCAAGGCGAATAGATGCCTCACGTTGCTTTTGCTTTGTTGCCTCACTGGTGACGGAGCCAAGGCGCAATGAGCGCAGTTTTTGTTTGCCTGCATCAGACATTGAATGGCCCTTGCTGACACCGGCATGAAAGTCGTTCATGTGTTGCTTGGGTGTGACCCACTCAAGATTTGATGCCCTGTTGTCCTGTTTGTTGTGATTCTTGTGGTGGACGTGATTAGCCCCTGTTGGCTTGTCGCACCAGCACGTTGCAACCATGCGATGCAAGAGCCTTTGTCGTCCTACGTACACATATCCATGTGGTGCGGGAATGGGCGCATAAGGCTCTAGTTTTCTAAGCACTTTCCCAGTTTTGGAAACAGCGTAGAGATGGTCAAAAAACCGGAAGGTTACGCCATCAATCGTGATGCTTTTCATTATTGATCCTTGGTTACAAGAGTAGGCGTGAATTCTAGCACTTTACCTAAAGGAAAACAAAGTGTCGAATTCTATCCTGACCCCCACCGCAGTGACCCGCAAGGCGCTGCAAATCCTGCACCAAAAGCTGAATTTCGTCGGCTCGATTAACCGTCAATACGATGACTCGTTTGCGAAAACGGGCGCGAAAATTGGCGACTCGATCAAGATTCGCCTGCCGAATCAGTACACGGTTCGCACTGGTGCATCCATCAGCACGCAGGACACGACTGAAACCAGCACGACCCTGCAAGTCGCAACGCAAAAGGGCGTTGACACGACCTTCACAACTGCCGAACTGACTCTGAGCATGGACGACTTTGCGTCGCGCATTCTTGAGCCTGCAATGGCTGTGCTGGCCGCAAACATCGAAGCCGATGCACTGAGCATGGCCCTTGACGTGTACAACGGCGTGAACAACGTCGGATCGGCTATCACGCTGAACAAGGTGCTGACCGGTCGCAAGTTGCTGACTGACAACCTGGCTCCGTCGTCCAATCGCAAGCTCATCCTGAACACGCAGGACAACCTTGACTTGGTGGACGGCTTGAAGGGTCTGTTTCAAGACGGCAACGAGATCGCCAAGCAGTACCGCGACGGCATGGTCGGGCGTACCGCTGGTTTCGGAGACATCTACGAAAACACGCTGTTGCCTTCGCAGACCACGGGCACGGCTCCATCGGCAACGCTGTACACGGTGAACGGCGCGGGTCAAACCGGCGCTGCCGTGACTGTTGCTGTGGGTGCGACGACCTTCAAGCGCGGCGACATTGTGACGTTCGTTGGTTGCAACCGCGTTCACCCTGAAACCAAAGCCGACACCGGCTCGCTGCAACAGTTCGTCATCACGGCGGACTATGCTGGCGGCGCTGGCAATCTGGCAATCTCCCCGTCCATCGTGACCTCCGGCGCGACTCAGAACGTGTCCGCTTCTCCGACCAACGGCGGCGCTGTTGTCAAGGTGGGCGGCGCTTCTGCTGTGTATCGCCCGTCTCTGGCCTTCCACGAAAACGCCTTCGCCTTTGCGACGGTCGATCTGGAAGATGTGTCCCAGTACGGCGCATGGGGTGCGCGTGAGGTTTACGACGGCATTTCGCTGCGGATTGCTCGCCAGTACGCCATTTCAACCGACACGATCCCGTGCCGTATCGACGTGCTGTACGGGTACAAGACGATCCGCGCACAGATGGCGGCTCGCATTCTGAGCAACTAAAGAAGGATTCCCCCTGGCTCACAAGGCCGGGGGGTTCTGCCTAAAGGTAAAAAATGTCAACTGCGCTTGACCTCATCAAACGCGCTTATCGACTGATAGGCGTTTACTCCATTGGCGAGACTCCGAGCGCGGACGAATCACAAGACGCACTGACCGCCTTGAATGGAATGCTCGGTGCGTGGGCAAATGAGAAGTTGATGACGTATGTATCGACTTTGGATAGTCACGCACTGACGCCAAACGTGGCGAGCTACAGCATCGGGCCGACTGGTGACATTGCGTCAACCCGTCCGACCACGATTGACGGCTCGACATACCTTGAATACAACGGCATCAGCTATCCGCTAGTCGTTGCGACGCTTCAGGAATACAACGCGCTGAAACTCAAGGCGCTGCAATCCGTCCTGCCTAGCGTGTTGTGGTATCAGCCAACTTACCCGAATGGGACGCTGACGCTGTACCCCGTGCCGACGATTGGCATGACCCTGAAACTGTGGTCATGGAAGCCCCTGAGCGGCTTCACGGCGCTGACGGACACGGTAACGCTTCCACCAGGCTATGAGGATGCGATTTGCGCAAACCTCGCCTGTGCGCTTGCGCCTGAAAACGAAGTGCCGATTCCACCGCAGGTTCAGAAGATGGCGACGATGGGCAAAAAGCTCTTGAAGCGCACCAACTTCCAACCGTTGTCGCTTGGCTTCGATATGGCTGTGCCTGCCGGTGGTGGGCGCTTTAACGTCTATACCGGGTTGCCTGCATGAACCTCGCGCCTGTCCCGCTGTTTGGCATTGGCAATCAAGGCAAGTCTGCCAACGTCGATGCGCAAAAGCGGGTAAACCTGTATGTCGAAGTGCAAACCGACATTGAAAAGCAGGTGCTGACGCTGTACCCGACTCCGGGGCTGTCGTCATTCGTGAATCTAGGTGCAACGCCGATTCGCGGCATTTACGAAAAAGGCGACCTGTTCTTTGTCGCCCACAAAAACAAACTCTATTCCATTGCCAACAACGGCACTACCGTAGAACTTGGCACACTGCTCACTTTCAGTGGCCGCGTTGCATTCTCTGACAACGGCACACAGGTCATGCTTGTGGATGGAACCTATGGATACATCTACAACACCAGCACGCTTGCGTTCGCGCAGATCACAGACGCAGATTTCCCTGGCGGCTCGACGGTCACGTTCATCAACTCCCGCTTCGTTGTCAACAAACCCAACTCGGGGGAGTTCTATATCTCAGGGCAGTATGACGGCTTGACATGGGACGCGCTGGACTTCGCGACAGCGGAATCAGGCCCTGACAACATCGTTCGCGTGACCGCGGACAGTGGGCAACTGGTGCTGTTCGGTGACAAGACCACAGAGTTTTGGGGAGATTCCGGCGCTTTGGACTTCCCGTTTGCGCGGATCGGCTCGGCTGCGATTGAGTGGGGTTTGGCTGCGCGGTGGTCGCTGACCAAGTTCATGGACTCGCTGATTTTCCTGAGAAAGAACCGGCTCGGGCAGGTTCAGGTGTGCATCCAGAACGGCACCAATGCTCAAGCGGTGTCGAATCCTGAAATGGATTACATCTTCTCCCAGTATTCCAGCGTGAGCGATGCAACCGGGTTTGCTTACATGCTGTCTGGGCATCCGTTCTATCAGATCAACTTCCCGACTGCTAACGAGTCATGGCTGTATGACGGTCAATCGCACGCATGGTCAAAGGTGCAGTTTGGAACAAGCGGACGCCACCGGGCAGAAATTCATCAGCAATTGCTGGCGAAAAACTACGTAACCGACTACGAGACTGGGAAGATTTACCGCTTTGCCGAAGGTGTTTACACCGATGACGGCTCCATGATCGTGCGCGAGTTTGTCGGTCGGCACCAGGCATCAGGCGACAAAACGACCATTTCGCAGCTATGGCTTGAAATGGAGGGCGGTGTTGGTCTGGAGACTGGACAGGGGTCTAACCCGCAGTTGATGATGCAAATCAGCAAAGACGGCGGCCACGAATGGGGCGCTGAAGTCTGGAGAGACATTGGAGCGGTTGGAAAGTACAAAACCCGAGCTGTGTTCAACCGCTTGGGGCGTGCCCGTGACTGGCTTTTCAAGTTCCGTGTGACTGACCCAATCAAGACGGTGTTTGTTGCTGCTTGGGGTCGTCGGTCGTGAGCGGAGAGTTTGAGTACCCGAGCAATTCGGCTGTTGTCGATGATGACGGGAAGGCAACTGACCCGTGGCAAAACGTATTCAATCGCTGGCACACGATCATTGTCGCCGGTGCCCAATCTGGAACGACTGCCAATAGGCCGACGAAGGTTCTATGGGTAGGTCGCCGGTACTTCGATACGACTCTCGGGAAACCCGTTTACCTGAAAAGCATTCGCCCTAGCGTTTGGGTGGATGGTGTTGGAACGGTCAGCTAATGGACAAGGAACGTGCTGCTCTGTTGATGTGCGTTCCCGACTTCCCGGACGGGTGGGAGTTTTACCCCATCTATCGGCATGGGGAACTGGCTGCATTCATTTGCTATCAGGGAAACGAGATTCACTGCTTCCGCGTTGAGTCTGTCAATGGGATGTGGCTGACGCATCAGACGCTTGAGCGCTACGTGCAACCGTTGATCGACAAATATGGGTTTGTCACAACGCGGGTGCGCGACCACAACAAGACCGGACAACGGTTCGTCACACGATTAGGCTTTGTCCAGCAATTTGCGCAGGACGGCTGCATTCATTACAAAGCTGAAAGGCTAAACCATGCGCGACTTTGATCCTACCGCTAGTGAGTTCATCACGTCGGGCTATCTTGAGAAATCCGTTCCCGGTGGTCTGCTGTATGACGCTGGAGTCATCATGGGCGGGGCGCAACTCCTCGGCGGGTTGCTTGGCTCGGATGCAGCATCTAGCGCGGCTGAAACGCAGGCCGGGGCTTCCCGCTATGCTGCTGACATTCAAAAGCAGATGTTCGACAAGCAAATCGAACTGCAAAAGCCTTCGCTTGATGCCGGGAACCTTGCGCGTAATCGCCTGCTGTATTACCTTGGTCTGTCTCCTACGGGGACAACCAACACGGGCGCAGGGCAAAAAACTCTGGCTCAGTTTCAAAACGAGTTGTCTCCACAATTCACGACTCCCGGCAATGCTGGCGGGTGGGTGCAAAGCGGGACGGATCAGCAGCAATGGGTGAACGGCTCCCCTTACTCTGTTGACCAAGCCGGGCTTAATGCGGCAGCGCAAAAAGCGTATGACGCACAAGGCGCACAAACGCAAACTGATGCCGCTGCCTTGGCCGCTGCGCAGGCCGACCCTTCGTATGGGTCAATGAGCAAGAATTTCACCGCGCAGGACTTTGCGAAGGGTGTTGACCCCGGCTATCAGTTCCGCATGGACGAAGGCATGAAGGGCGTCAACAACAGCGCTGCGGCTCGCGGTGGCCTGCTGTCCGGTGCGGCTTTGAAGGCGATGCAGAAATACGGGCAGGACTACGCTTCTGGCGAGTACCAGAACGCCTATAACCGCTTCAACAACGACAACACCACGCAATACAACAGGCTCGCAGGACTGGCCGGAAGCGGTCAACAGGCTGCGACAACGATGGGTCAAGCGGCGGGGAACTACGGCAACAACGCTGCAAACCTGATTACTGGCGGGGCAAATGCTCTGGCCGCTGGACAGGTGGGAAGCGCGAACGCATGGAACAACGCACTGTCTCAGGGCATCAATGGCTATCAGCAGAACCAACTTATGTCATTGATTGGTGGTCGTGTTGGCGGCGTAAACGGCCCGTCAAATTCCGCGAATTACTGGTCTAGCGACTACGGGCAATATTTCTAAGAGGCCACCATGCCAATTGACAGCAGCATCCCGCTCGGCATCAGGCCGCTTCAGCTTGAATCGCCGGTGAATCAACTCGCGTCCATTCTCCAGATTCAGCAGGCGCAACAGGCGAACCAACTGAACGGCATGAAGATGGATGAATACGCCCGTGGCGTAGACCAACAGAACCGGCTTCGTGCGCTGCTTTCTGGTGCGGGCGACAACCCAGAGGAAGTTGGAAAGCAACTCCTGCGCGGCGGGTTCCTGAAAGAATCAGTCGACTACGTGAAAAGCCAGCGAGACAACGCGAAGGCTCAAGCCGACACCGAAAAGACCCGCATGGAAGCGGCTGCAAAGCGTGTGGACATTGCCGGACAAGCCTTCGGCTACGTGCGTCAAAACCCCACGCTCGAAAACGCTCACGCTGCGATTGACTACCTGCACAGTAACGGCGTGATTTCGCCCGAACAGGTGATGCAGTACAAAGCGCAAGTTGCAGCCGACCCGAGCAAGATCGCGCAATTGGCAGACGTGGGTTTCCGCGCTGCGCTGAATGCCAAGGATCAATTGGTGCAGTTCGCTACCCGGAACACGGGCGGCACGACTGACACACTGGCGAATGATGCCGTGTCCGGTACGTCAAAGGTCGTGGGTAGCGTCAAGAACACGCAAAGCCCGGACAACGCTGCATCAGTAGCCGCGACAATGCGCGGTCAGAAC